GGAAATCGTAGACGCAGTAACAAGCGTCTTTCCGATTGAGATGGTGCAGTTGGACGTATTGAGCGTGGCCGACAGCGTCACGTCAGTCACGCGGCTCGTGGATTGCGTGGACGAAACGACGATGCCTGTTGTTGTTGATCCGGCAAAAACTGCCGTAGCCGTCTCAAATGGCACGTCGATCAGATACCACGCTGTGCCGTCTTTTGCGATGGCACAGTCAGTTGTGCTGCCTGTCGCAGCGGAGAACGGGAAGAACAGATTCACCGCCGCCACTGTATTCGGCGTGGCCGTCTGATTGCGGAACGTCACCGTCTTCGTGGCGTTGATCGACCACGCGCCGGTGAAGGTGCAGACGCGGAACACCTTTGGATTGCCTGCCACGCCACGATTGCCAAACGTCAGCGGCCCTGTGTCACGGTCGCCGCCCTCAACGGCTCGCACCACCTTGGCGATCCGCTCAGCTGCAGGCTTCGTGAACGTGACGCGCTCTGTGCGGGCTGGCTTGCCGTCTGGCTTCTGGGCCATGGTCAATCCTCGAGCACAGTGAGCACCAGGCGGGAGCCTGCTACGGCGGCCTTCGCGGCGTAGTCGCCAGAGGCCAGACGCAGGATCGCAGCCTCGCCGGCACGCAGGCGGACGGTCTCGTGCAGGCTTGTGCCGTCGAACCGTCCGAAGCTCACGGTATGCGTCGTCTCGGTGGCGAGCGAACGGGCGAACGCCAGGCCGAGGCTGCCCATGTTGGCCGTCGAAATCTGCGTCACGTTCGTTGTTAGGTGCAGCGTCACAGCCAGCATGCCAGCCGTGGCAATGTCGGCAGTGATGCCAGACGCAGCGAACTGCTGCGATAGGGCACCCTTTTGCACTTGGGCGTTGATTGTGTAGTTGATGTCTGGCATGGGGGCTCCTTAGAACGGCGGGGTGCCGAAGTACGGGACAAACGCAATTTCACGGTGCACGCGGCGCTCCAAAATCATCGGCGGGTTGGATTCGCCAGGCGAAGCCAAATCCAGATTGCCGTTGGCAAGCAGCGGCTGTGGGTTGCTAGACGCAATTTTCTCGCCGCTGTCTGCGTCTACGACATAAGCGCGCTTTCGCTTGCCGGCGTCGATGTAATTCCATCCGACGTTAGGCAGCAGTAGCTTCCAGCCGCTTTGCCGGTAGACAAGCTCGACCGTGACACTCCAGTATTTGATTTCAACGCTGTTGACCACCTCGACTTGTTGCTGGCCGCTAATGCCTTGGCACTTCCACTGATGCTGTGACGCGCCCAAGAACCCATCAGAGTTGACGCAGTTTGTCACGGCCGCCGCCACGTCAAGCGGAAAAGACGCGCGGTTTCCAGAGATGCTGCACCGGATCTCCGCTTCCTCTGTCATGGCTCCTTCAAAGAAATCCCCGGCGGAATTGGTCAGCGAGCGTCTCGTGCCATTGCCGGTGCCGTGGTAATAGATCAACGCCGGCACTGCAGCGCCGCCTGTCGAGAACGACCACACGTCTTTGCGTGCAAGCGGATTGGGCTGGTTGTCTTGCGTGCCAGACTGCGGAACTTCGTAGCGGTACGTGATCTCGGCATGCTGCCGATCGGGCTCCGTGACGCTGCCTTCGGTGCAGAGCAGATACGAAAACTCCGGGTGCATTGACCCGTGGAAAATGCCAACGGTGTTCAGCAGCAGCTGGTGCGCAACAGGCTCCGTAACCGTAACCACGAACTTGCGTTCGGCAGTCGGCGACTCGCCAAACTTGTGCGAGAACGTGCGTGGCAGGACTTCGCGGAAGTTGAGGCTGGACATGGTTACGCCCCGAGGATCTCCACAGGGTTTGCGCCAATGGCCACAAGACCACGCCGAATCTCCTCGAGCTTGGCCAGCTGCTGTGCACGCTGCTCAATCGCAGGATCAGCTCGGCCAGTGGCAAGGCTCAGGAACTGCGAGGCCCCTTGCTGCGTTCGCAGGTCGTTGGCCTGCAGGGCCTGCGTAGAAGGCCGGGCCAACTCGGCGGCAATCTCTTTGCGAATCGCAATGCCTTCTTGGGCCAGGTTGTTGAGAGCGTTGCGGGCTTCGCCGCCGTCGATCAAGCCACGGTCAAAGGCATCACGCACCTTCGTGAATTGGTCGGTGACTTGCTGCACAGGCTTCAGCAGGCTTTGGTCGAGGCCGAGGGCGGCGAGTTCGCGCTGGCGTGCCTGTTCCTTGGCTGCGTCGGTCGCGGCGGCGGCGGTCTGCTGCGTGAGTGTCAGCCGTTGCTGAGCGGCAGAGATAGCCTGTGCGTCTCCGGTTTTCCTGGCGTCTGCCAATGCCTTTTCAGCGTCAGCAATTGTCTGCTGAATCGCCAGCAAGTCTTTGGTGTATTCAAACCGAGACTTTTCGGAATCGGTCAGGCCAGAGTCTACGAGCCCCTGCACTCGCTTGCTCGCCTCTTCGCTTGCCTTGCGGGCGGCGTCAGCAACAGCTTCCGTAGCCTTCTGTTCGTCAGTTCGTGCCTTGGTAATTTGTTGAATCAGCGCAAGCAACTGGCTCGCAGAATCAGTAACGGCTTGCTGACCAACGGCAGGATCTATGAATAGGTCCGCATTAAGGTTTTCAATGTCAGTCTTGAGAATGTCGAAGGCGTCGGCAACATTCTTTGGCACGGCGGCCAGGCTGCCAGACTCTTGAGCCAGTTTCTTAAATGCTGCGGTCGCCTCATCGACTGTGCCCTGGATCAGCGTGGCGTCGGTGATCTCGGCAGGCAGCTTGAACGCTGCTTCGGCTTCAACACCAAAGTTTTTTGCCGCGCCTGTAGCAGCCTCAATCTGCGTCTTCGTGTCGGCAATCGCCTTGGTTATTCTGTCAGCCGCTGCGGTGCTCGTGTCTGAAGCCTCGTCTGCCGCTGTGGCCATGTTGATGTAGGTGCCAGCCACTGCGCCCAGCACCACGACCAGCAAGCCCACGCCAGTGCGGGAAAGCAGCGTGGTGACGGCTGCAGACAATGCCGCCGTGGCAGCCGTCGCAGATACGCAAGAAAGGCTGTATGCACCAAAAGCCGTTGCCGCAGCAATCGAACCAACGGCAGCCCCCTGGATGTTCTTGCCAATAACTGACAGCGTGTCAGCCACAATCGGCAGCACAGCGCTGGCCAGCGGTGCAGCGGCTTTGTAAATAATCAGAAACGTTTCGCCGAGAACACGGCCGGCGTCTGCCAGGCTTGCGATGGCACCCTCGGCTGCTTTGGCTACGGCTTGCACGTCGATGGCGGCGATGAACTCGGCAGCGTTGCGCGACGCCTCGACCAAGGCCGGGGCAAGTTCGGCAGTCACGCGCTGCTTAAAGGCTTGAACCGTGGCGCTGAGTGCGGAGAAGGAATCATCGAGTTGTGCCAGATTGGAAACTTGAGTCTCGCCAAGCACCAGGCCAAGGGCTTCAGCCTGACGCCGCATTTCGCCAAGAAATCCTGCCCCTTCCTGAAACACAGGCACCAACTCGGCCCCGCTTTTGCCGAACAGCGACACCGCAGCCGCCGCCTGCTGGGCTGGATTCGGCAGCTGCGAGATCGCCGCCGCCACCTTTTCAAACGCCTGCTCTGGCGAAAGCTGGGCGAGATCTCGAACCGACAGGCCAAGGTCTGCAAAGGATTTGATGGCAGAGCGGTTGCCCGTCTGGGCTTCGCCAAGGTTGATGCCAAGCCGCTGGATGCCCTTGCCAAACGTCTCGACGCTCACGCCAGACTGCTCGGCTGCGAACTGGTACGCCTGCAGCGTCTGTGCCGATACGCCCGTGCGCTTGCTCAGATCGTCCACGGCGGCCACGGCAGACGCGGCACCGGCCATGAATGACGTGAACGAGCCGGCCACCGATTGCACAGCCGAGATAAAGACGCGCGAAAGTTCGATCGTCTTGAGCGTCGAGACATCTTGCTGCGTGCGCTTTGCGGCATAGCCGAGCTTTTGCAATTCAACGACGCCAGCGTTGATGCCGGCAGACATCTGCGTGGCATTCGCCGATAGTTGAAAGCCTAGTCCTACGGTTGCCATCTCAGCCTTCCAAGTCTCGCTTCATCTGCTCGAGCACTTCGCGTATCTGGTTCGGATGCTTCGGTGCCCTGTCTTCGATCGGGATGAAGTCGCTTGCCGATGGCACCTTGCCCCGTGGGCAGTACGGTGCAAGCATCGCGCTCGCCAGCATCCCTGTTTGCGTCCAACTATCGGCTAGCGGAGAGAACCACCTAGAAAACGCCAGCCACCGAGAGAACTCCCGAGAATCCATCTGGTCGATTTCGGCGAGCGTTTTCCCGAGGTGGCCCGCCAGACGCATCTTGAATTGAAGCGTCGGACGGGCGTTTATTCCCCCGCTAGTCTTTTCAGCTCCTCCTCTGTCAATGCGTTGTGCTTCATTGCCGCCTGCCACAGCTTGTGCATCTGGTCGCTGCTGCGGCGCTTCAAGGCTTCCACGCCTTCGTCGCCTGGATAAAGCAGGTTGCCCTTCTCGTCGCACAGCGTGCGGCTCAGCAGCTCGGAGCGGAAGTCTGGGATGGCCTTGCCGCCGGCCTCCACCAGCTTGAGCTCGTAGGAATCACGTTCGCCTACGCTCATCAACCGCAGGCAGCACTCGCCACCAAACGCCTGCACCTTGATGATCTTGGCGTCGTCGGCTGCGTCGATCTGTTCCCGTGTCAGTGGCATGTGTCAGTTGTCCAAAAGTTTGAACGTCACCGTGTAACGGGTCACGCCGTTCACTTCATTCGAGACGCTCAGCGACTCCCATACTGCCTGGTTCGTCAAGGATTGGCCGCCGCCGGAAATCACCAGTTGCTTGCGCAGGCCGTACTCGGCCGTGCTGGTGTTGGCGCTACCAAGGGCAGTCACAGAGACGCTGCCAGCGTCATCGGTCCACACGACGCTGCGGCCTTTTGGAGCACCGCCGCCGTATGTCCAATCCAGGCCGACCACCTCAGAGAAGGCAGAGCCTCCCCAGGTCACACTTACGCCGGTGCTAAAGGTCGCCACGGGATGTCCTCCCGTGCGTTAGCGGGCAACCCGGAAGGTGGCTGAACCACGGATCACGTCATTCACCGCAAGCGTCACGTTTGAGCTGGAGACGGTTGCGGACTTCGACAGGCTGATGCCGCCCGTGATAGCCAGCGTGCCGGTAAGACCGTCTGTGATGACGTTGGTGCCGATGTAGTCGATCTGCACTTCGCGGCCCGTGTCGTTCGCAGCACCAGTCAGCGGACGGTCGAGCGTCAGCACAGCGGAGCCAGCCGACTGGCCCAGGTGACTGATGTCGATCGTGTCCGCCGCGTTCACGTCGGTCAGCGTGTACACGATGTTCGTAACGGTGAAGTTGGTCCCACCGAACGAAAACGTTGTGCCTGAACCGGCATGCGGGGTGGTGCTCATTGACTATGTCTCCTGCCACCAGATGTCGAAGGAAAGTTTCACGCTGTACACAGGCGGCATGTCCGCCCCGGCCAGCTGCACGAAATCGTCTTGTTCGTTTTCGAGCGAAGTCTGCTGTACCACCGTATTGTCGAAGGTTCCCCCGTACCCATCCAGAACGGCCCGGCAGCGGTCGGCCAGGTCACGAGCCCCTTCGTAGGTCGTGGCATACACGTCAAAATCGGCGCTCACCTGCGGAACGCCCATCGGGCCGCCTAGCGTCTGTGCCCGGCGGATGCCCGTGCGTCGGTAGGTAATGAACGGCAGCGGCGCATCCTGCGGAGCCAGCACCGGGTAAACCCGAGTGGCGACCACGGACGCCACCGATGTGTTTGTGACGAGGGCGGTACGCAAAACGGCTTCTGGGCTTTTCATTTGTCGTCCGCCTTGTTCCTGCGTTCAAAAGCCCGCAATGCCGCCGAGAGCGATTTCCGCATTTCCACGTCGAGAATGCTTCGCATCGCGCCACGCGACTGCTGGAACGCACGCTCGAGCGGACGCAGGGCAGGCATCGGTGCCACGGAGCCGCTTGCAATAAAGTCAATCGGATAGCGGCCCTGCCACGAGCCCTTGCCACGACGGTAGTTCCACGATGACAGGATCTGCCGTGGATTGTTCTGGGCCTGCTCTTTGCGGCGCTCGCGCTGGCTGATAATGCGGCCGTCAAGGATCACACGGCGACGCTTCACCACACGGCTCTTGCCGGGAGTGCGGCGGCCCTTGGTGCCAAACTCGACCAGGTGCGAGTGGTAGGCCCGGTTTGGTCCCTTGAGCACAGACCCGCCAAAAGCCGTCTCAGCCGTCCGCTGAGCACCGCCACCGACAGGACGACGAAAGCCGATGACGATGACCGACACGGGCACCTTGAATTTGTTGTTCGTGTAGCTTTTGCCACGCTCGGTGATGCTGGCCAAAAGGTTGCCAGTGACTTGGCCGATGTTGCGGACGTTGGCTTCAAGGGCTTGCTTCCCTGGCACGGCGGCCTTCTTGAGCGCCTTGCGCTGGTACTTGTTGGAGATGTCGGCCGGAAGCTTCTTGAGCTCGGATACCACGTCATCCAGCGGGGCGAGCGAGTACAACGCCTTCGCAGCCTTGCCACGGCCAACGGCCAACTTAATAAGCGGCTCACCTGCGACAATTGCCATTACGCCACCTGCTCCTGGCAAATAGCCTCGTGCTCTGAGCGGTTGCCGTGCTCGAGCAGGCTGACGATGTCTAGCGTGCGGCCACGCCACGAAAACCGCATCTGCTGCGTCAGGCCGGTGAGATAGCGCAGCCGCACCCGGTGGCTAATCGTTGTTTCCTGCTGGCCTGCCGTCAGAGCCTCGCGGGCAGACACGCCTTCGACGCTCGCCCACACCGTGGCGAAATCGCTCCACGACAGCACGGCCTCGCCGAGGCTGTTACGCGCCGCAGACGACTGCTGCACCGTCACCCGCTCGCGGAGTTTGCCGGGGTCAATCATGTGCCGTAGATGACTAGCGTGTAGGAGGCGGTGCCTGTAATCGCGACAACTGTTGGACTTCCAGGCCCGGCTGGAAGTATTGGGCACACAGCCGGCTGGTTGTTGCTTGATGGAAGCAACGTGTTGTTCCAACCTGCTCTTCCAGAAGGAGTTGCACAAAAAACAATACGTTCCAGCGTTGCAAACGAAACAAGTTCGCCGCTAGAGTCACGAAATGCAGTGGGGCTTGTGGCTATGCTTATCGCAGAAGTGCCCACCGTCCCCGTCACAATCGCAACTTTGCCCGCCGTGTACTCAGTAGCGTCACGCAGCGTAACGGTCTTCAGACTCTGCACGCCGCTAGACGTGGTCGTGTCACGAAACTCGACGTTTACCGAAATCGTGCCGGATACGTTGCTCATCGGTAAGAGCCCCAACGTTGCGAGTCGAGCAGGGATTTCACGCCAAACGGAATCTCGTTGCCGCTCATGGAGTCAGCCGCCATCCGGCGTTCGTACCAGTGAGCCACAAGCATCAGGATGGCGTGCCGGATCGCCGCCGGGACGCTCGTGCCGCTCGCCCCGTAGCCTGCCCACCAGGTGACGGTCACGGCGTTCTGGTCGTCCAAGTTCGCTGGCCACGTCCCGGCCCGCAGCTGCCGCACCACGCCGGGCGTTGAGTTCCGGTCCACTCGGTACTGCGTGGCTGAGAGCGTCGCCGTGGAATCGTCGCCTAGCGTGTAGGTGACGGCCACGGCTGTGGTCGTGCCGCTTGTCGCCATTGGCGGGCGGGGCAGCTCAAACTCATACGGGAAAGAATCCAGCCGCATGACGTACTGCTGGTGCACCAAGGCACGGTCTACGTATTCCTCAACCCACTCACGCGCCGCCGTAATCAGCGTGCCGATGTAGGCATCGTCGGTGGACGTGTCCACCCGGCAGTGCGTCTTGGCCTCGGCCAGCGTGACAGGCTCAACCGCCGGTGCCGTTGTCCTGGTCAGGCTTCGGTATCGCACGTGGGCGTCCTCGTTTGCGTGGCGTGGCGTCGGCTGTCTCGGCCCGGTGCTCTATGGCCGCCGTCT